TTTGAAATTCTCGTTTACAACACATTCAAAGATGCAGCAAGGAAAGGTTTGGATGTCATGACTAAGCTTAATAAGCTAGATCACGTCATAAACACTGAAGCTAAAAACGTAAGCAACTGTGCAAGGACAATGGCTAACTGGGGAGTTGGTGGCAGGAAGCAATTACTACTAACTGCAAGGGAGCGAGTAGTGAAAGAAGCTCAGATGTACTTGCCAAATATTGAATAGGTCGCTCAGCGGCCTTTTTTATGCGAAAGTATAACTACTGGCTAGAGCCGCTCTCGAAAAGTGGTATCGTCACCACCTGCCAGCATTTCAATGACGAATAACTAGGCGAGGTTATTATGGAAGTTCAATTGATTAATGGCCCATGCGAAGGTATGCGGGCTCAAGTAAAACTAAACGATGAAGGGATGCCTCCATCAACGTACATAGCTGAACTGCCAGCAGTATGTAATGACGTTCATGTTGACGGAATTATTGAACCATTTAATATTGCGCCAGACAATCTTGTCTACGAACTACAAGTAACGGTGAGAAATGACGAGCCTCCGCATTTCGAGTATCGTTTTCCTGAAAGATAAGGGTATGGTAATGAGTGAACTTGAGCACTTACCTTGGACTGGCGCTGCATTGAAAGTTGCACTGATAATGACTGTAGAAACCATGAAACTGACTCCAGAGGAAGCTTATAGTCAAAACATCACTGTTGTAGTTGGCCCATTCGCTAGACCATACAGAGAGATAATGGCAATAGCCGAAGAGTATGGTGAAAAGGAAATACCTAAGTCGATGCGCGATAAGCCGCTGGATATTAAATAAACAACAAGAATTCACAATGACCCGCCTAGTGCGGGTTTTTTATTGGGTGGAATATGAAAACAGGAATCATCACATACAAGATGTCGCTTCGTCCATTCATGAAGCCAGTTTTAATTATCGCTGCCATTTTGCATATAGATTGGCTGGCGAATTTATGCTTCAAGAAAGAGCTCATTCTTGAAGGTGAAGAAGTAGAAATAGGCAGTTAAATAATAAGGTAAATCATGACTACTGAACTAACAGCAAAAGAGAAAATCCGCTTAGGCTTACTTAAGCTAACAGGCAATAACACCGCAGCAACCGCAAAGGCAATTAAACTCATCAAGGATGACCCACTTGAGTATGAGTTATTTTTCCAATTGTGGAGTAATAACAACGGCAACTTTGATAATGGGTCCGTCGATACATTAACGAAAGTTGATTCCGTCTATCAACGAGTGCAAGAAACAAAGAAAACGTTATTCAACGATGAAGTAGCAGAATAACCAATCACAAAGCCAGTTCGAGTGAGCCGGCTTTTTAATTTGTTATGAGGATATGAATATGGCACAGAAAAAACCAACACTCACAGATGAGCAAAAGGTTCTTTTTGATGCCCTGACGAAACAGCAACAGAAGTTTGTGTTAGGCATCCTGAAAGGACTTAATCAGATAGATGCTTACAAGCAGGCTGGATATAAGGCTAAGAATGAAAACGCAGCTAGTGTTTCAGCGAGTCAGATCTTCGGAAATCTTAAGGTAAAAGCATTCCTTGATTCAATGACTGAGACTGCTATTTCTACAGCTATCATGACGCGCGAGGAAGCTCTAGAGCGACTATCTTCAATCGGGCGTAGCTCAGTATCAGAAATGGTAGAGTTCAGCGAGCATAAGATGGGTGTTGATGATGACGGTAATCCAGTTATTCAAGCGGTTTGGAAATTTAAAGACTCCGCACTTCAAGACCCTAAATCACTAGCAGCAATATCTGAACTCACAGCGGGCAAAGACGGCATCAAGTTAAAGCTTCATGACCCGAAAGCGGCTATTAAGCAATTGGCTGACATGCAAGGCTGGGAGCCGCCTAAGAAAATTGAACATTCAATGGATGAGCAAATGGTTGAGCTGCTGAGAGAAATATCATCGGAGTCATAATATGGCTGCAAAAAATCAGCAATTCGAAGAGTTAAAAAAGAACTTAAAGAATAGGTTCTGGAGGCTAAATAATCTCTATTTCATTACTGACAAAAAAGGCAAGAAAGTAAAGTTCAGGATGACGCCCGAGCAGTTTGAGTACTTCAACGGCATGCATACACGCAACATCATTCTAAAGGCTCGTCAGCTTGGCTTCACGACACTTGTTTGCATTGTTCAGCTGGATGCGGCTTTGTTTGAGTCCGCTAAATGTGCGTTAATAGCGCATACTTTAAATGATGCTAAGCGATTATTTAGGGAAAAGGTTAAATACGCATACGATAACTTACCAACGATGATTCGCCGCGCAAACCCAGCCAAGAATGATGCGGTTGGTGAATTAGTTTTTAGCAATGGCGGCTCGCTTTATGTAAGCACCTCGTTTCGTGGCGGTACGCTTCGTTATCTGCATATCTCTGAGTTTGGGAAAATATGCGCTAAGTACCCTGACAAAGCCCGTGAGATTGTCACTGGTGCGTTTGAGGCAGTATCAAGCGATTGTTTCACGACGATTGAAAGTACAGCGGAAGGCCGAGCAGGTTATTTCTATGATTACTGCCAATCTGCTGAGAAAGCACAAATTCAGAGCAAGACTCTCTCTAACCTAGATTGGAAATTCTTTTTCTTCTCGTGGTGGAAGAATCCCGAATATGCCATTGACCCTGTTGAGCAATTACCACAGCGGCTAGTTGATTACTTCGATGAGATAGCCAGTAAGCACGGCGTTCAATTAAACGAGCGCCAGAAAGCATGGTACTACGCCAAAGAGAAAACACTTGGCGACGACATGAAGCGGGAATACCCATCAATACCGTCTGAAGCATTTCAGCAATCTGTTGAAGGTGCTTATTACGCCAAACAATTCCGCTTTCTGTACGAAAATAAACGTATTGGCACACTCCCTGATAACTCACACTTACCTGTGCATACGTACTGGGATATTGGTGTGGGTGATTCAACATCAATCTGGTTCATTCGTGAAGTGGGCGAGGAGTTCCACGTTATAGACCATTACTCAAACAGTGGTGAGGGTCTGCGGCACTATATGAAAGTGCTGAAAGATAAAGGTTATACCTACGATAGTCACAATGGCCCGCATGATATTGAGAATAGGGAATTCGGCTCTGATGCTAAATCACGGAAAGAATTAGCGCGTGAAGGGTATGAAATTGACGGACAGGTTTACTCAATTCGATTTAATGTCGTGCCGAGAGTATCTATCGATGAGGGTATTGAGGCAGTACGTGAAATTCTCACTCATTGTGCTTTTGATGAGCATAAATGCGGCGAAGGCATCGCACACCTTGAAGCCTATCGTAAAGAGTGGGACGACAAAAAGGGATGTTGGAAAGATAAGCCACTTCATGACTACACATCACATGACGCTGACGGGTTCCGTTACTTTGCTGTAAGTAGACGAAATGTTAAGCGACTAACCGAGAAACTAGAATTCAACTGGAACTAATATGAATACAAACGTTGATTATAAACATCCAGCGTACAGCGAGTTTTTGCCTGAGTGGGACATGATTGGCGATTGTGTTGATGGCGAACGAGTTGTAAAAAGTAAAAAAGAAAAATACTTACCACATCCAGCGGATAAAAAGGATGCTGATGACAAAGATAACTCACGTTACAAGAGTTATCTGGCGAGAGCTTCATTCCTTAATGCTACGGGTAGAACGTTAAGTGGCCTACTCGGTATAGCATTTGGCAAGCCAGTAAAGATTAGCGTAAGCGGAGGCGTTGAATATTTAGAAACCGATATTGACGGTCAAGGCCAGCCATTAACGCAAATGATAAGAGATGCTTTATCGCAAAACTTACAGCGTGGACGTGCAGGATTATTAAGCGACTTTAGCGGTTCAGGCGTCCAGTCTGAGGCTAATAAAGGTCGACCATATATTCGATTGTTTACAGCAAAAGAAATCATTAACTGGCGAGTGACTAACGGGAAAACATCACTCGTTGTTCTTCAATATCAAGAGCCCGTTGATACCGAAGATTTTGAGCTAAAAATGCAGAAGAATTGGATTGAGTTACGGCTTATTGATGATGTGGCTCATTCACGCCGTTGGTATGAAGATGGCGATATAAAAGTAACAGACTGGATTGTATTAAGTGATGCTACTGGGATGCCCTTGAGTGAATTACCGTGGTCATGGATTGGTTCTATGAACAATGACCATACCCCTGACGCCCCGCCGCTTGCTGATATAGCTTACTTAAATATCAAGCATTACCAAGCCGAAGCAGATATTGCAGAGTCAGCTCACACAGTTGGTCAGCCAATGATTGCTTTAACTGGTCTAGATAATACTTGGGTGCAAGATCATCTCAAAGATGGTTTTAATGTAGGCTCACGTAAAGGTGTATTACTTCCTGTCGGTGGTGATATGAAGTTCGCCCAACCAGAAGATAGGAATATCCAAATCACGCTAGCAGAGCGCAGAGAGAAGCAAATGGCAATGCTAGGGGCTAAGTTGGTTGAGCGCGGTACATCGGCTAGAACAGCCACACAGGCTCAGGATGAGGCACAAACAGATAACTCTGTGCTTTCATTGTGTGCTGGCAATGTGGAGCAGGCATTTAACCGAGCGCTTGGATTCTGCATTCAGTTTGCAGGAAGTGGGGAGGCGACTATTGAGTTAAATAAAGTTTACGACATTGCTCAATTAGATTCTCAAGCAATTACAGCCTTACTTGCTGCTTTACAGTCTGGTGCTATGCGAATGATTGATTTTGTGAAGTACCTGCAAAGCATCAATATCATCCCGCAAGATGAAAAAGCTGAGGATGTTATCGAAGAGATAGAATTATCACGAGCTAACTCAATGATGTAGAGGTGAATATGCAATCACAATTGATGTTAGATAACTCAATGATGATCCAAATTCTCCTAGAGCGATTAAAAGCTGGCATTGTTGATAGTGAGGAAATGCAAAGAGAGTTAAGGGCGGCTGTTGCTAAAGCATTAGCTAACTTCTCAGGCCAGATAACATCGAGGTCAAAACTAAACGCCATCATTACTGAGTTAAAGCGAGAGTTATCACCAGCTCTTACCAACTATTCTGAATATTTACTGCAATCGGTTATCGATATTGGTGTCGAGTCAAGTCAGCTTGAAGTTGATAGCTTATCGCAAATAGTGACAAATGAAGTAAGCAAGCCTAGTGCTGATAAAGTTGAGAAATCTATCTTAAATGTACCACTGATATTAACGGCTTGGGGAGGCTCACTGTTCCTCAAGAAGTTTATATCCTCTTGGGTAAATAGTTCAGTTCAACAAGTAGAGAATCAGGCCGTTTTGGCTATGGCTGCACAAAGTAATATTCAAACTCTACAGGCGACTATTAACGGGGCTGCAATTGATAGGTCGCAGGTTACAACATCAACAATATCTCGCATCACTTATAACTACCGAACAATTGCAAATACTGCTATTCAGCATGCGCATACTTGCGCGGCTCAGGAGTTTTATAAGGAGAATGACGATTTAATCAAAGAGGAAGAGTTTAGCGCCGTATTGGACAATAAAACGTCATCTACGTGTAGGGCTTTATCAGGAAATCGATATCCGGTTGGTGTTGGTCCAATGCCGCCATTGCATCCGAACTGTCGAAGTCAGCGATTGCCAATTCTAAATGATAGATTTGCTGATTTGATAGTAACTAAGCCGGTTGGCAGGTCTGAATGGGGTGAAGAGAATTACTACGAGTGGTTAACTCGGCAATCGGAAAAGCGACAAGATTTAATACTTGGACCGACTAGAGGAAAGCTATTTCGTGATGGTGGTCTGTCGCCTGAGCGATTTGCACAATTACAGCTACACAAAAACTTTAAACCGATGACACTCAAGGATATGCAAAAGCTTGCACCTGAAGCATTTGAGCGAGCCGGAATTGAATTGAAATAACACAGGCCCGCCACTGAGCGGGTTTTTTATTATCTGCGGTCAGAGGCCGCGCCATCTAAACCAGAGGTTTGACGATGTTTAAATATTTATTATCGAAAGAAGAATTTGACGCATTAACCGATGAGCAAAAGGCTTTTTACAAAGAATCTGGCGGTAATTACCAGCTTCAAATTGAAGGCATGCCTGATATTCCAGATGTGTCAGGGCTTCAGAAGAAGGTTGATGAGTTGCTTTCTGAGAAAAAATCAGAGCAAGAGAAGCGCCGACAAGCTGAAGAGGCTGCAAAGAAGGCAGCGGAAGAACAGGCTCGCAAAAATGGTGACATCGAATCATTAGAAAAAAGTTGGGCTGAAAAGCTAAAAGCACGTGAAAGCGAGCTATTAGCACAATTACAGGAAAAAGACACAAGCCTACACACACTTTTGGTTGATAACGTTGCACAGACATTGGCCACAAAATTGGCTGGGGATGCTGCTCCGTTAATCATGCCACACATTAAATCTCGCTTATCAGTAGAAGAAGGAAAAACGCGAGTCGTTGATTCGGCTGGTCATCCGTCCGCATTCACTATTGATGATCTAGAAAAAGAGTTTCGTAGTAACCAGTTATTTGCACCAGTAATTATCGGTAGCAAAGCCACCGGAACCGGAGGTGAAGGCGGTAAAGGGAAGTCACCAGCCGGAGGCAGTGATAAACCCAAAAGCGCTAATCCATTAATTGATAGCGCACGTGAAATCATTGCCAATATCCAAGAGGATTAATTTATATGTCTTTATACATTTTTCAAAAACAAGTATCACTGGCAGCTACCGAGCTAGTCGCTCAGGCAGTCCGTCAGTTTAATGAAGCATCTGGCGGTGCTTTAGTTCTCGGTGATGGTGACCATATTGGTGACTATATCGAGCAAACATCATGGCAATTACTTGGCGGACTGGCTCAACGCCGTAACGCTTACGGTTCAGGTAATTTGACTCCGCAAGAGTTAGGTCAAATTCTTGACCGTATGATTAAAGTCGATGGTCGTATTGGTCCAGTATCTGTCACTCCAACCATGATGAAGCGCTTAGGTAAAGATGTTACCGAGGCGTCTGCTGTAGTGGCTGCACAATCAGCTGAGGCAATGCTTCAAGATTACTTAAATACTGCTGGTGCGGCATTGAAAGCAGCTATCTCTGGTAATACGAATGCAATCACTGTTGGTGGTGATACACCATCATTGCGCGGCTTAAACAAAGCAACTCGCCCATTTGGTGATGCATATTCACGAATTGTTGCTTGGCTGATGGATGGTGCGACGTTCAATGACTTTATGGACGAAACTCTCACTAATGCTAACAACCTGTTCCAGATTGGTAATGTTGCGATCAAGCAGGATAACTTAGGTCGTCGATTTGTCATCTCTGATATTCCTGCTTTATCTGATGCAGACAAACAGCATTCATTAGGCTTGGTTACTGGTGCAGCGGCTATTCAAACATCACCGCTTATCATGAAGGCTCAAGATGTATTAGGTCAAGAGAATATCAAGGCGTTAATGCAAGGCGAGTATGACTTTACGATTGGTCTACGTGGTTACCAGTGGAGCAAGGACAGCATTAAATCACCAACAAACGCGCAAATTGAAACTGTAGCTAACTGGAAACAGATTGCGACAGATATCAAAGATACTGCGGGTGTCATGGTGTCGTTCGGTAAAGACTCAACTGGCGGTTAATTTATCATAGGGGCTTCGGCCCCTTTAATATTCAGGCGGTCTCATGGCTGTAGACATAACAATCGAACAGGTTCAGGAGTTGCTTGATTCAATGGGCTTTGAGGCTCCTGATTTTATTATTGAGTCATTTATCACTATTGCAAATGGAATAGATGACTGTCTTGACGCTTCAAACTATCCAGAAAGCACGGCTAGGCTCATCAAGCTTTATGCTGTTGTTTTGATGCTGTCATCCGCTGATGTGAGAAAAACAACATCCGAACACGCACCATCAGGCGCTTCTCGCTCATATCAATACTTTGATGATGGTAGAAAGCGGCTTGCTAACCTCTTATCAGGTTTAGATACGGCTGGTTGCACTGATGCGCTACCTATAAGCAAACCGCTATCAATAGTGCAATTCGACGTATTCAGGGGTTGATATGGCTAAAATGTCACGCTGGTCATACAAGAGTGTTGCGACTGTTTATCCAGTAAGCAAGGGAGGGAAATGGGGCGATGAAACTATATATGGCGAACCTTATCTCATTGATTGCAACTGGGTGGATAGTAACGAAAAGGCAATTGATGCTGATGGAAGCGAATTCATCTCTCGCTCGGTGTTTAATACTGAGGCGCTCCATAAAGGTAAGCCTGTAAAATTACCTGAGATTGGCTATTACATCGCTAAGGGGGACACTCGGATAACCCTAGACCCTAGAGAAGTAGAGGGTGGTAGTTCGATAATTAAAGCTATTGATGGGTTTGACACTCGAATGTTTAGGCAAGACCCTGATTACAAAATAAGGACTTGATATGGCTAAACGCGTTCGGATAACAAATAACATTCGTTCATTTGTTAACGATGTCACTACAAAGAAAATACCAAGAACCTTATTGCGTATAACAGACCTAGGTCGAAAGCAAGCCGCAGTATTCACGCCTATAGCTACAAAAATTCTTATTAACTCAAGCTTTCGGACAATTAGAGTTGATGGGACTTTGTATACGGGGCGTGTTGGGTACAGTGCTAGTTATGCTGTTTATGTTCATGACCCTAAAGTTATCCAAAAATTCAAACGTCCAGAAGCTAAGAAAGAGTTCTTAACTGAAGGCTTTGAAGTGATGAAGCCAATATTTAGAGAGGTTATCGCTGAGGAAATGAAACCATGATTATTGATGATTTCCTTGACTACTTAGAGCGAGGTGGCTTAACAAATGACTTTACTGTGCAGCGGTTACAGTGGGAAGAGAAGGCTAACACCAAAACTCAACAGTATTTAGTCATTCAACCTAATGATGGCTCTGGGCGATTTGGTGAGTTAAGCGCTGATGACTATGTGGATGTAATTCTAGTATCAGAGCAAAGCAACCCAATCCCCGCATTAACTCGCGCTGATGAAATACTCAAATATGTCGCGGCAAATCCTAGCGACTGCAATCTCAACTCAGTTTTTAATATGGGCGGGTTGCCATCAGGAATTGTAACCACGGAAAACCGAACGATATTCAGGCTCTCATTCCGCTGCTTATCATAAACAAACAAATCTCAAACTAGGTCGCCAATGTGCGGCCTTTTTTATTTATAAGAGAGGCAACATGCAAGGTTGTACTACTAGCTCAGACATCATGACTGGGCGATTGAAAACTGTCGAGTTGGCATATGGTTGTCCTGACCAGTTCCCGACTGACGAAGAGTTAAAACTAAATGGCCTGCCAACATCGGTAACGTGGGATTTAGCGCCTGAAACGCTGGTTTCTGATGCTGATAATGGCGGTATTTCTTCCACTATGATTTCAAACCTTGACCCGACTTACTCGATTGAAGGTGAAGTGCGTCTTCATGACCGTTCTGATGAGTTTGGTATTCAGCAATTTATTAAATACGTTGTTGATGAAATTAAGGCTCGTCGTCAGCCTACCGTGTGGATGCGTTTGCACTGGGGTGATTACTATCACATTGGCTACATGAACGTTACTGGGCTAAGTGACGGTGGCGGGGTGAAAGAAATTGTAACTTACAGCTTAGAGTTAAAACTGGCTGATGGTACTACCTTCCAAGTTATCGAAGATGACAACGCTATCCCTGTGACGAATGTTGCGGTGACTCCTAAAACTGCATCAGTTGAAGTAGGAAAGACAACGCAATTATCGGCAACGGTGACACCTAGCAACGCAACTAATAAAGCGATTGTGTGGAAAAGCTCTGATGCAGGTAAGGCAACTGTTACACCAAACGGCCTAGTTACTGGTATCGCTGCTGGCAAAGTTACCATCACGGCAACAACCGCTGATGGCGGCTTGACTGATACGTCAGAAGTGACGGTAACGGCTCCTTAATATTACAAAGGGTACTTACGAGTGCCCTTGATAATACTAGGAGTATCTTATGACACCGAAAATAGAATATGGCGAGTTCGCTGTTCAAACACCTAATAACGAGTACATTTTTAGCCCGTCATTTAATGCAATGACGAATATCGGTAGCCCATCAGAAATAGTTGACACCTTCACGGTTTTATCTGGTTCTGTAGTTAGTGAGGCCATTTCATTATTGGCGGCATATTCGCTTAACGGCGGTTCAAATAGCAATTGGCTGTTGAAATATTTGAAAAAAAGTACGTCTCGCAAATTGCTATCATCAGCAATGATTGTGATGCAAGCCTGTTGCAATAAGGACTGCGACGAATTAATAGGTCAGTGGCGCGCGGGTAAAAACGGCACAACATACCGTATGGGTAAAATGCCAATATCTGACATTATCGTGCTAGCTAGAGAGTTGATGATCCATGGCGTAATTGGCAAGGTGAAAATCAGGAAGCTGCAACGCAATGAAAGTGATAAAGAATTCACTGATTCATTTAATGCTGTCGAATATATCAATGCATCCCGTGTTCACTTTGAAATGAACCGTGACGAAGCCGAAAAGCTCACAATGTCAGAGTTTTTGATGATGCTTAAAGCTAAGTATCCAGATGAAAAAGGCTTCACTAAAGAAGAATATGACACTGCTGTTGATGATTATTTCGAGCGTAAAAAACGTAGAATTGCACAAGCAAAAGCGAACAAGGGGTAATTATGTATTTAAATATTATTTTGGCTAACCCATCTAGGCACAAGTGCAAGTTTAAAGATGAGATAATTCACGTTAAAAGTGTTGCTTATGTCGAGGAAATGAAAAGCCATGTGCCCGACAAGCCACCATTTAGAGATGTAATTTTCATTCATCCTATCGATAGAGATGATCGCTATGTTGGTGACTTTATCGAAATGCAGGAAGGCGACACATTCAGAGTCTATAGTGACAGTGGTGTCTTACTTAAAGAATATAAAAAGTAGCTTTGCGGCTACTTCTTACCGTCTTTTTCTTCGTACATCTTAACAAGTTGTTCATAAACAACTTTCTTAAACTCTTCGGCCTGCATAGCAGCCATATGCTCAGCGCTGCTTTTTGGTAACGCAGATGCAGAGTCAATCGCAGCTTGAAGTATCATTACTATTTCTGAATTTAATGAGCGTCCGTTTTGGGCTGCTCTAACAGTTAAACTATCTTTAAGCTCATCCGGTATTCTAACGCCGTATGGAGCAATATTTCTCATGCCTTTCATATTCACTCTCACTGTAAAGTTTCTACACAGTGTAGTGAATATTTTTTTGTCCAAACATTCTCACCAAGCGCGATAGTTAAATACACCGTGTAGTTGTTTGGTGGCATGTATTGGCATGTGGTTATATTTGTTTATATTATTCCAAGAAAACTTACATTTTTGACCTGTATAAACGATGCAACTAGAATATACTGTATATAAACACAGTTATATTTTGGTGCATCATGAAGCTAGAACTTATCGATTCCGAGTCAATTGTCAATATTCCACTTTTCCTAGACCGTGTGCCTGCGGGATTTCCATCACCTGCTGCTGATTACATGGAGGAACGAATAAACCTTAATAGTACGCTGATTAAGCATCCTGATAGCACGTACATGTTACGTGTCGAAGGTAATTCGATGATTGATGCAAACATTAACGACGGTGACGTTGTTATTGTCGATAGTGCGCTTTCAGCTAAAGACGGCGATATTGTGATTGCTAGCGTTGATGGTGAATTCACAGTAAAGAGACTCAAGTCTCATCCTCCGATGTTGATGCCGATGAATCCTGAGTATTCGCCTATTTTGATTGGTGATATGCAAGACCTTCAGATATTTGGGGTTGTAACCTACATTATTCACAAAGCTGTGTGAGTGTTGCTGCCTGCTTATACGACAAAGTTTGATGAGTTGCCAGTGGTTAAAGTGTAGATTGGTTATATAATTTTCAGATATGAAATACAGTGAAATAAGCATAAAGTGTGATATGGAGCATATGACCTGATGTTTTTATCATGTTAACATTTACAAAATTACAATATAACTTTTTATGTGCATTGACTGAGAACATAATGGAATTATATCAATTTAAAAATAACGACCAAATTGGTAGTTTAGATGCTGAGACTGACAATTTTCTATCAAGTTGTTTTTTAGAATCATCAGTTTATGACACTTTAAAAAGATTTGAAGCAAAAGATGCTGATTCAGTAAAGCGTATAATCGTTGGTAGAACTGGCTCCGGCAAAACTGCAATATTGAAAATGCTTGAAGAGGATGCTGATATAAAGAAATGTGCAAAAATAGAGGCTGAATCCACTGTGTTTGAGCATATAAATAATAATGTATTCATTTCTAAATTAGCATCATCAAATGTTGATTTGAGGGTTTTTTATAAGTCACTATGGATGCATGTGTTGCTTGTTAAAGTAATTGAGACTGTATATCCAAATGAACAGACATTTGTTGATAAAATATACTCATTAACTGCATCTAGAAAAAGAAGATATAACTTAGAGCTAGCAAGGGAATATATAGAAAATTATCAAGACAGTTTTTTTAACGATAAAATAGTTTCTGAAATAACTGATAAATTTCAAAATGAAGTTGGTGGCAGCTTAGGAAGCAAGGATACATTTTGGTCAGTAAACTTTAAAGCTAGTGAAGAGCAAGTAGAAAAAATACAGAGAGAAACAGCTAGGTATGTAAGTAGTAATCTTTTAAAAAAGCAAAGGGAATTAATTAATTTCATAACTGAAGATAGCTCTGACGAAACTCAAAGTAGAATAATAATCAGTATTGATGACTTGGATAAATCATGGCTTAGTAACAGCTCAATAAGATACGATTTCATTAACGCTTTGCTGGATGCATTTAAAGAATTAATTAATGTTAGGTCTGTTAAGATATTGATATCAATAAGAACAGATATATTAATGGGGATTTACAATACTAATTTAAGGCAGGAAGAAAAGGATAGATCTTTGATTGTCCCCATTGAATGGAGCAGAAGAGAACTCACTGAAATATTGGATAAAAGAATCAGTTATTTAGTAATGCACAAATATGCTACTAAGAAAGAGGTTAAGTTCTCAGATATATTTAATTTTGAAGTTAAGAATAAAAATGCATCGGATTATATTTTAGATAGAACGATGCTAAGGCCTAGAGATGCAATTGATTTTGTAAATTTTTGTTTAATGCAAGGCGATGGAAGAACTTCATTGAATGAAGATATGATAATTGAGGCTGAAGAAAGATATTATGCATCAAGAAAAGCGGCTTTAAATAAAGAGTGGATGAGTCAGTATAAAAATGTACTTAAGTATATTGATGCAATATCTATGGTTGCGTCCAATAAGTTTAAAATAGATGAATTGAATAGAGATGAAATTCAAAATTTTCTAATTGAAAGTTCATCAATTGATAGCGCAGACGATGAAAAAATAGCAACAGATATTAGATCACTGGTAAATGTCTGGTTTACAATTGGTATTGTTGGAATTGAAAAAACCAAAACACTTACGGTGTATTCAAGTTTTGATAAGCCAACTTTAGACATTACTGATTACAACAAAACATTTGTTATACATCCATTATTTTACAGGATTTAATAGTAAACCCACTCCGGTGGGTTTTTTATTGCCTGAATCTAGCCCATCCTTGGGCTGGGTGGTTATAGGCTATCCGCTTCCCTTGCTATTGAAAACATAAAATTTATAGCTAGAAAATATGCGCTATCAACGACCCCATATGCATCAGGAGTTATAGCATTTGCATGTCGGGATAGGGCTGTCTCCATATATTCAGCAAGTTCTGTACAATAGAACTCGCCTTCATGGTCAAGAATATGCAGACCCTTTATGAATTCACCATACTGTGTAAACATATTTCTGATAAAAACCTCGTTTGATGACCATGTAAAAAAATCATCCATTGATAAAGGTCTGTTTAGTTGCTCAAGTCTAGTTAGTTCTCTAGCTAGCCATTGGCATCCATCTCGAAGTAGCTCAGGGGTAAGTTTCATTTAAAATCCTTATCATTAAATTTGCTGATATTGATAATTATCTTTTGCTAAGTAATTGCTCTAGCATGGATTCTATTTTATCTAAGCGTTTATTTAGTTCGGTGTAGGTTGGCAATGTAGATTCACCCTGTGCAATTATATATTCGTCTAGACCTTCTGTGGTTACTGGAGTATAGAACCAATGGCGGTGGTCGCCATCTCTTAAATCATACTGATAGTGGATGGCCACAGCCAATACAGTAACGTCATCGCTTTTATTCACGGGGTTTTTATACATTGGATTCAAGTACTGATAAATCCAAGAATGATTTTCTCTAAGTGCCTGAACAAAAAATATGTCATTATCTCCTTTTTTGTTTATTAGCACTAAATCACCATGAGAAACTTCTCTATCAGGCTCGAATGTTACCAAAGACCCCTCAATGACATTAACTCCATAGGCTGATCTCATCCCGTCACCCTGAACCTCTATTGCAAATGCTGACTCGGAAGCCAGTAATGGGGCTGGAATTAGCCCAGATATACAATTTATGTACGATTCATCATGGGAATAAAGGAATTGATAGGCATCAGCTAGGGAAATCACTGGAATTTCAGTGACTGTTACGGTCTGTTTTACATTGCTAATGTTGGGAGATTTGCCCTCTCCAGTCATAAGCCATTGGTTTGTAGTACCAAGAGCAGCAGCAAGATTTGTTAGAACCTTTTCTCTTGGTTTAGCTTCATTTCCTTCGTAAGCAGCTATTTGTCGTGTGACAACTCCGACTTTTTTGGCTAATTCTGCCTGAGTCAATCCCAGCGAATTTCTGGCCATTGCGACACGCCTAGAAAAACCATCATTAAAATTCATAAATGCACACCTAAAAATCATTGACTCATTATGAATTTTGAGTATTATGATAATTCATCAATGAGTATATTAAATTCAAAAACACATAATGGAGTGAATAATGAAGCAAAAAACAGTTAAGAGCAAGCAGATTAGTTACCGCCTACGCCCTGAGGTGGCTGAATTTTTAGAAAATTACGCAGCGAGAACGCATCGTTCTATACAAGGCATGCTGGATACTATTATGGATAGAGTGATCGATAAGGAACAAAAAGGTGAAAGTATTATTCAGTAAAAGGCCTCATCCGCGCAAACAGTATGAGGCCAGTTGCCAAATAAACCCATCGAAAGGAATAAATGACATGAACATTGTAGCGAAAAACGAATTGACTTTCCAGAGCGTATCAATGGCTGTAGTTAATATTGGTGGTTCTGTCTGGTTGTCATCAAGCGATTTAGCAAAAGCACTTGGATATAAAAGCCAGAAATCAATTACCAATTTATACAATTCGAATGCTGACGAGTTTTCACCACAAATGACTCAGGTCATTGATTCAGTGACCTCAGGAAATTATAAGAAAAAACAAAGGGTTTTCTCTTTACGTGGTGCGCATCTAATCGCAATGTTTGCAAGAACATCAGTAGCAAAACTATTTAGAAAATGGGTGTTGGATATTCTAGATAAGGAGGTTGAAAAGGTTGAATTAGTTAAACCAGTAACACAAAGAGAAAAGGACGCGCATAACATTAATGCTTTAGCTAAACATTATGATGTTTTCTACAAAGCATGGAAAGAGAGTATTTATCCGATGCTGAGAAAGATGGAATCACCTTTAGCTGGTAATTTAGTGGATAGATTTCAAGATGGATATGCGTTTACGATGATTTTAAAACGAGAATTGAATGGACGATTATCAAATGGAGAAGTACCAAGACTGTTCTAAAACAGAAAAGCCAATAGCTGCAACTATTGGCCAATCCCAAACTAAACCAGAAGGAAAAGTTTTCATGAGTGAAATTAGATTAGCAAATAATAATTCGGTTGTCACGCAAAGTCGTTTTACAGTTCCTGAGATCTACTACCGTCAACAAAAGGTGATCACTACAGAATCACTGGCTATTGGTTATGGCGCGGATGCTAAAAGTATTCAGATGAATTTTACACGTAATCAGGAACGCTTCATTGAGGGCAAGCATTATTTCAAGTTGGAAGGCGATGAATTACAGAAGTTTAAGAGCTACCCCACAAATTGTGGGTTAGTTAATAAATTCACAAGACATGCCTACTTATGGACTGAGCGAGGGGCATCACGTCACGCTAAAATGCTGGAGACAGACCAAGCTTGGGATTACTTCGAACTACTGGAAGAAACCTATTTTACATCACGTAAAAATTCTGGCTTGCCTGTTAACTACATTGAGGCGTTGGAAAGTTTACTTCAATCAGAGAAAGAGAAAGCGGTAATTGCGGCTGAGCGTGACCATGCAGTAGAAACAAAGGCATGGATTGGACATAAACGTGAAGCTACAGCAATGGCTACGGCATCAAAGGCAGTGCGTGAAAAGAACGCTTTAGCAGCTAAGATTGGCGAAAGTAAAAAACATGCCACTGTTTTATCTGTAGAGAAGAAGCTAGATAAGAAATTTAAATGGCATCCATTGCGTAAATGGTGCTTAGAAAATAATGTCACGCCAATGGAAGTGCATGACGACAGGTACGGGTCAGTAAAATCATGGCCTGCCGAAGCTTGGAAAGCTGTTCATGATGTTAACTTAGCTAAGTTATTCTAGACCCACATAGCCCAAGGATGGGCTTGTAATCCAGATCACACATTACGCCTCTTGATTGAGGTTTTTTTCGTTTCCCTGATAACATCAATAAATCTTAAGTTAAATTTATGGTGATGGTATGGGGCGTGTTAGAAATATAATTTTCACATCAGTATCAGTAGCAATTTTGAGTTTATCTTTTTCTTTTCCTGCTTCGGCTAAAAACTGCAAAAAAGGAATACCTTGCGGTAATAGCTGTATATCAGCTAATAAGACTTGCCGTATAGGAACGGGATATTCATCAAGCTCAAGTAAATACAAGCCTAGTAACACATCAAGCTCATCAAACCTATATAGCAGTTCTAGCAATGACTCTGATAAGTATAAAAGTAATGCTTCAAAGGCATCTTCTTTAGCCATAGCTGGAGCTTCAACAACAGCAGCTGTAGCTTCATCATCTGACTCAGTCAAATACAGATGCACATATGCTAAAGCTTCAATAAAGAATGGTGTCATGGGAGAAATGAAAGACTTCTCGCTTGCTAATGTAGAGGTTAATGGGGATATCTTTAAAGCTAACAGGCCTGATAAAACAACAATAAAAAGCCCTGAAATGAAAAAGAAAAATGGTAACCTATATATTGAAACTAAAGGTAAAATGGCTTATGTGATGGCTGATACAAGAAATGAATTTGCAGTTTCGGATGGTGATAAACAAGTAACTGAGCAATGGGCCGAGTGCAGAAAGCAATAATTTGCTCCCAATTGCGGCACTAAGAAACTAGACTGATAAAAAACTGAGGTGAGGGTGGTATGGGTTTAAGAATCATTGGAATTTTTATTTTAGCAGTAAGTATTATATTGGGAATTTATGTTAAAGCCACTACAGGAGGTGGATACTTTGATAGATTTAGCCCCATTGAAAGTTCAATGTACATTTCTTTGGCTGCTATTGTTGCTTTAATGGGAGTTATTCTTATTGGATGTGGTTATATAGTTGAAGCAATAGATAGGAACGGCAGCAAATTAAGATACTTACTTAACTCGGATGAAGAAAGTAATTACCTAGAAGAACTTGCAGAGCAGAACGGCGTTAGGCGCGATGGCAAAGTGGACAAGACGAATCACGAAAAAATAAGAGAAATTCTCAAGCGGTAAGCAAAAGATTTTATGCATAGGCCCTGTCAAATTGACGGGGCTTTCTTTTTTCTAGAGGAAAATAATTATGTCAGAAAGCCAATCAGCAGGTGGTATCCACTACGATGTAAGCATGGATATTAAAGAGTTACTTGTCGGTGAGAAGCAAGTTAACAAAGTAATGGACAACGTAGAGAAAAGTACAGATAAAGCCACCGACTCCTTAAATAGACTAGATAAAACAGCATCTCAAGTGGCTACAGCTATGAAGATGCCAGAAATAAATAAGCTATCTCGTGACATGGCTCAATTGTCTGGAAAGATAGGGGCTAACTCAGCGGCAACTGATAAGGCCATGCAGTCGCATAATAGATTTACAGGAGTGCTGAGTACTGTATCTAGTCAATTAGGTGCTGGGTACGTTGGTAATGTAGGTAGTGCTACGGCATCATTAATCAATCACACTAAAGCCGCGATAGAGGCAACTCAGGCCGAGTTAGCAAATGCTGAAGCCAATAAGAAACAAGCTGAAACCTATCAGGCATCAGCGGCACAAATGGTATTAAATGCCAAAGAAGAAAAGGCGGCAGCACAATCGGCAATTGAAGCAGCTAAAGAAAAAGTAGCAGCAGCAGATAGCTTAACTGTTTCATTGGAAAAACAATATGGACAGTTACAGCAACAAGTTAAAATTCAAAGAGAATTATTAAAAGACGCCGAGGCAACATACCAGATAGCACCTAAAGCAGAAAACTATCAAGCCGTGGTTACTGCAAGAAACAAAATGATGGCCACAGAAAAGAAAATGCAAGCCATCGGAAATCAAATCGATAAAGAACAAGCAGCAGCTTCATTAGCCTTACAAAAAGCGAAGGAGGCTGAAATAGCTGCAAGTGCAAAAGTTACAGCAGCTACCGCATTAGAGCAAAAGGCAAAAGCAACATTAACCACAACGAATGAAGCTGTTGCAGCAGCTACGGCAAAGGCAACCGCAGCAACGCAAGCTCAGTCTATAGCTATGAACGGTCTTAATGGAGTAATGGCTTTACTGGGTGGGCCTACTGGCTTGTTATTGTTAGCCGCAGCAGGTGTATATGCTCTTTATGACGCAATGACCAATGATTCAGCAGTAAAAGAGTACAACGCTAAAATAGATGAGATGATTAAGAAGCTTGATACTCTCACCTCTAGGCAGGCTGAAGTTGTCGCATCAGAGTTACAGGCTAGGCTCGTTAAAAATAATCAAGAAATAAGCAAACTTAAAGATCAAATAGCAGAAACAAAAAGGATGCTTGATTTAGCTAGCTCTAGCTCTGCACCTGAAATGAAAGGAGCTGTTGAGGCAGGTCAGGCAATACTAAGAAAGCTTGAGACAAACCTAAATAGCGCCATGGAAGCCCAAATAAGAATGAATGGCGAGCTAAAAAGGGCAGAAAAAGCAACAAAAGAAAACACCAATGTAGATAATGAAAGATCAGCAGCCCTTGAAGTATTTAACAGTGTCGCTAAAGGTGCGGTAAGTTCAAATGCGTTGCTAGCAAAAACGATTGAGTTAGGTTCTCCGGCCGCTGCATCTATGGCAATAGAGCTATCGCTATTAGAAAAACAACTGCTAGATTCAGGAGTTAGTGCTGAAGAGGCAGAACGACAGGTATTGAACTTCCGAAATATATTAGAAGCTAATAAATCAATGGACTTTGAATTAATGCTTCAGGGGATTGAGGAAAATGTCCAAGCTTTAAAAATAGAGATGGAAGAAGGTAAGGACGCAGCAATTGAATATCTTGCGACCGTACAAATGGCTAAGGCTGGCATTAGCGACGATGGCATGCTTGACCGACTTATTTCTGGACTAAGAGAGCAAAGAGATCTCCAAAAACAGATATCGGACAGAGGTAAGAAAGGCAGCGGTGGGGGCAAGAAGGATAAAGCGGCTGAAGAAATCAAGCGCCAACAAACTGAACTAGCATCATTACAAAAACGCTTTGACCTATTAAGTTCTGGTGTTGGTGATGTAAATAAAGAAATGGCTGTATTTGAAGCCGTTCAGAAGCTTGGTGAAAAAGCGACTCAAGGTCAGAAAGATGCTGTAGCAAAGGAAGCTGCTGAAATATACGACCTGACCCAAAAGGTTAATGATTTTACTAGAGCGCAAGAAGCTACTCCAGAATTAAAGCTGGCCCGTGAATTCGGAGAAGAAGCTAAAACTATTCGCCGCATGTTTGATGAAGGATTCATCGATAAAGAAACTTTTACGCGATTAGGCCGAGAGGCAACTCAGGCATTCGAGCAAGGCATGACTGATATTAAGGTCGATGCATCAGTAAACATCACGGCAGAAAACCGCGCCAAGTTTGACCCTATCCAAGCGTTAGCCAATGAAAACGCGCGTAAGCTCACAATGATGAAAGAGTATTACGACCAAGAGCAAAAGCTTCTCAGCGATTCATACGCCAAGCAGCAAATTACCCATGAGCAATTTACAGTAGCTAAGCAAGCTACAGATATGCAATATCACATGCTACTCACAGCAATGGATAAACAATATCAGGAGCAGCAAACAGCGGCACAATGGGAACTAATGCGTAATCAGTCACTGAGTTATGAAATGATGGCTTCAGCGGTTGATTCCTTCGCTGGCAATGCCTCAAACGTTATTACTGGATTAATGACGGGTACTATGTCGGCGGCTGATGCTATGCGCTCACTGGGTAACACCATGCTAAACAGTGTCGTTAACTCGCTTGTTCAAGTTGGAGTTGAGATGCTGAAGAACTTCATTATTGGTCAAACCATGGGGAGCGCTGCCGCTGCTGCTTCCGCTGGTCAAGCTGCACTGGTTGCTACAGCTTGGGCTCCTGCTGCTGCATTGTCATCACTAGCAACATTGGGCGCAAATGCTGCCGCGGCTAACACAGCTATCGCTGGAACTGTCGGTATGGCAAAAGGCTTAGCTGTTGCAGGTGCGAGATACAACGGTGGGCCAGTAAATGCAGGTGAAATGTACCGAGTTGGCGAGCATGGAAAGCCTGAGATATATCGCGCAAGCTCAGGTAAGCAATACATGATACCGGGTGACAATGGGCGAGTTATATCGAATAAGGATATGCAGGGGAGTAGCGGGGGACAGATTAATTTTCAGGTGATTGTTGAAAATAACGTGGCTAACGCCTCCATTGAGCCACGTATGGAAAAAGGGCTTAACGGTGAAGATGTGGCAAGAATAATCATTACTGACTTGCGAGAGAAAGGAATGATACACAGATCAATCATTGAAAATACTACAGCTAACACAAGACTATAGAGGTATCACATGAGCAATAATGACAAAGAAATATTCAAAGAAACAAATAGTTACTTTCTGCCTCCATCTAACAGCATGAAAGCATTATCAATAGTAAACATTCATAGCGGGTTATTTATTTCTACGGATTCACAAAAAGAATTTCTAATTTATTTTGGTAAAAAAATGGGGTACGGGCGCTTTTCATTGGTGCGCCCTGAAACAGATTTTACGCCGAATGGAGGGCTGTTTGAATTAGCTGAAATACATCAGGAACGCGAGAAATTCCCGCATCTAGAAGTTTTAGAACTAGGTGTCTTATGGACTCTGCCGGAAGCTTTGAGAGCTCACGAATCAATTTCTGCTTATGCTCGTGGGGTTGGCCTGAAGCCATAATTATGCTCTTTAATGCCTCAATAGAGTCATCATGAAATTTTATTGTAGTGACATTCAATATCGCACTTAGGCCACCATCACACCGTAAATAATCAATCCCGTCACGAGTAATAACTGTCATCCATGGTCTGACAACCACAGAATGATCTGAGTTTGCTCGTTTAAAACTGTCTCTTGAAATCAAACCGCTTTCAACGAGATAAACGAGACTTGATAGAAAATCACGATAACTATCAAAGATATTAATTGCTTCTTGGTATTCGTCGTCATCCATACCATCAGGATGTAACTTATATAAAAAGTGCAATAGTTTGTTTTGGTTTTCTCTTTCGGTTGGGTCGAATTCGATTTGAAAGTCACTCATAAAACACCCTTGTTTGATTAATGTATAACCAGAATATCTTATGCGTGTGGATATTCTATCCTGATAAAAGATCAGTGATGAGCGTCTATGGAAATAATCGACTACCCTGAATGGTTCCCGTTACCACAAAAAGCGGATAAGAACATGACGTTTGATACTGGGTTTCGAACGGATCAACCTCAAGTTGGAGCGCCGATATTCCAGAAGCTAACGGATGACATTAAAACGGTTTGGAATGTTAAGTGGATATTCCAGTTAGGAGAGGAAAGGGCTTTTCAGCAATGGTTGAGAAGCCCTAATTATTTGGACAACTGCACCAAGTGGTTCAGAATGCCGATTAATCTTGGTGGTTCTGGACTGCAACCTCAGGAGCTTCACTTTGTTAGTTATCCGGTTCAAACATCGATTAATGGCAGCGTAGTAACTTGGACGGGCTCAGTTATCTGCCGCAAGTTGTTTAATGAAGATGACGAGTTTGGCGACTTAATCGTTGAGATACCGCCGAGAGATTGGGGCTTGCTCGATATCGTCGTCACCGAGCGACTGCCTAGATGTAAGGGGGGAGAATGAAGCTAAGAGAATACAGGGCGCAACGACCGATGCGCACATTCTACGAGACCATTCAATTCTATCACCCATCATTCGGAAACATTCATTTAGTCAGCTTGCAGATAGAGCCTAAAGTCTTAGGCGGTGTTGAGTATCAGCCGTGTAACTTTGAACTCGCTGAAAGCCAGCAAAGCAAAACGCCGATTATCGATGCGTCAGTTAAGTTTAGCCGAGTCGCACAGGACTTTAAGCAGCAACTCAAGCTATGGCGGTCAAATACACGAATGAAGCCAATTATCGCAACATTTAGATTGTTTGACTCGGCTGATAAAGACAATCCGATAAGCGAGTGGTCGCTGTACGTGAAGGACTGTTCACTCGATGCGGAATCGGTCACTGTCACGCTGTCAATGAATAACCCGCTAAATAAGAACGTTGGGCGCATTTACACGATGGAAGAATTCACAGGCTTGGAGACGGTTTAATGACGAAATTAGAGTTTATTAATCGGATGATAGGCAAGCCGTGGAAGAATCGGGCGTGTACGTTTGAAGCATGCGATTGTTGGGCGCTGGTTGTACTTTACTATAGGTACGTACTAGGTACGGAAATTCATCATGACGCTGGCTACGAATCGGACCATGATTTTGTAACCTGCTATGAGAATGAAGTCGAATTCTGGCAGCGCACTGAGCACCCAGTTGATGATGGGATATTCATTGGTTATCGCGGCTCTCAGCCAGCTCACATCGGTTTAATCATCGATGGTAATGCATTTCATAGCCGAGGTGAGAATGGGGCTGTAAGAATGGATAGGCTCATTGTGCTTGAGAAGAAATTCACTAAATTGGAGTTTATGAAATATGCCGATAGTTGAAATTCAACGAATAGCGGGAACACCTAAAGAAAGAGTCGATTTAAAAGTCGGCTCTTTTTTTTATAGCGATTTTCTAGTGCATCGAGAGGATTTATCAAGGGATGTGCTGGTAACAGTGAATGGTGTCGAGCTTGGCTTAGATGACGAGTTAGATTTCGAGATAACACCGACTCACTTTATTCAAGTGTTCGACCAGCCTAAAGGAGTTATCGGCGATATCCTGAATCCAGTGTTTAACCTTGTCACGAAAGTGTTCTCGTTTCTTGCACCAAAAACGCCGTCATTTTCTGCGGCTGAGTCGAATGTTAAAGACAGCCCGAATAACCGACTCACAGGGCAAACAAACGTTGCAAGGGCATACCAAGCAAGACCAGAAATTCACGGTCAAGTAAGGGCGTTTCCTGACCTCATTCAGCAGTCAATGTTTGAGTACAATAACAACCTAAAAACCGTAACTGAGTGGCTAAACATCGGTATTGGCGAATATAAAACGGAAAGTATCCGATTTGCCGAATCTGATTTCACGGCGATGGCAGGTGCTAGCTACAAGATATACAAACCGAAAGAAGTTATCCCGCTGATTAACGAAGGCTTTGAGTTTCCAGATATCGACGGTCAAGAATTACCGGGGCCTAACGAAAGTAAAGATATCCCACAACAAACAGCAACGGCGAACGAGGTCGTTTCAGGAGAGATAAAAGGTGGCGAAGCGGCGATAAAAATCGTTAAGCAAGATGAGTTTGAATACTTCTACGAGCTGACGAAACCGCGCTCCATCTCAATGACTGTGAATGTGAGCTACGACACGCCGCAGGGCTCTGTAACTAAAGATGTAAAAATCGATGCTCAGTTAGTTGATGCTAAAGAGAGTGACGATAGCTCGTTGATTAACCCTGTTGAGTATTATGAATTCTTCTTTACCAACTTAACTGGTACTGACTTAGCGCAACTTCCACCTAATGCAGTAGTGAACACAACGAAATTCATTCTGTATGACAATCAGTTTTTAACAGTGGGCCCGTTCTTCTCTCCTGTCGACGGTGACCAGATGTGGATTCACCTGCAAGCGCAACTCGGCGGCGGTGATAACTGCAATGCAACTGTCGAAATCTGGAAGATAAATACGGATAACGAGGAAATAGCGGATACTCGCCAAAGCTTCAATACTACACTGAGTGCTAACAACGGTGCGCGAGTTTATTACAAAACAGACAAAGTGACACTTAACTCAGGCCGTGGACGTTATGCGGTGCAACTTACTCGACGCAACAATAGCAGCGACCAGAGTATCATGAAAATCGAAAACGCTCATATTGTCCGAGTTCGTGAGAATGTCGTTTTTGATAATGACACGATTGTTAATGTGTCAGTGAGAGCAACGGAAGCGCCAACAGGAGCGAGGGAGCGGAAATATAACTTACTGGCCACACGCATGCACATTTCGTATGACCGAGTATCAAAGCAAGTTGATTATACGCTCAGGCCATCGCGTAGTTTTGCTGATGCAGTTCTGCATACTTGGCTAATTACTGCTGGAGAAAGTGAGAATAATATCGATATCGACGGGCTATATCGAATTAACGATAGCTTGCCTGATGAGAGATTGGGATATTTCGATTATACATTCGATGATGAAGACATTTCCCTTGGTCAGCGTATCGAAACTATCTGCAATGCCGCGCGAGTAACCGCTTATTTCGACAATGCAGTCCTGACATTCTCCCGTGAGCAGTCCAGTGAGTTCCCTATGACTACTTTCAACCGTTCAAATATCACAGGTAACGACATGAAGATATCGTATGACATGTCGATGCCATCGGGATATGACGGAATTGAATTGGAACATGTCGAACCGGTTCGCAATAAGAAAGATTATATCCGCTTTCGTGTTGATGAAAACGGAATCACTGAAGGGTTATCTCGCACGCCGAATAAGATAGTTTTACAAGGCTGTAGGAATCGCTACCAAGCACTAGATAGAGCACTGCTAGAAGCTAACCGACTTATTCATCAGCGAACAAGCATAAGTTTAACGACTCTTGCTGACGGCGGGAATGTGTACCCTAGCGATATGGTACTGATAGCTGACACTTACGATTCAAATCAGCAGGCTGGTTACATCACTGAGAGAAATGGAGAGGCATTCACAACTAGCGAGAAAATCAAATTTGATGATGAAATGTGGGTATATCTCACTGACTCAATGGGTTACACAACGCAGAAGTTTAAAGCAGAACCTAGGCAAGATACCGAATTCGGCTTTACCGCAAGTGTGCCAGAAGATATCGAGCTCAATTTATATGACGGATATCGAGTGCAATCCCCTTCTAGATATGTGATAGCGACATCAGTTGAACTCGAAAACATCAAATGGGTGATAACCGATAAGCGCCCACTTGGTGGAGAGCGTTACACAATAACCGCAACCGAATATTTCGACGCAAAAGCCGACTACAACGCATAACAGCAATTATTAACTAACAAGCCAGCCATAGAGCTGGCTTTTTTATTGGAAAAAATAAGCATGAGAGAAGTTAAACCAACACAGAAACCAGTTCCAAGTAGTGACATCAAAGATCTTTTCTTTAACTCCGGATTATTGGATATATGGGCTACATCATTAGAGCGTAAGTACATTGACCGTTTTGGAAATTGCCATTTAACGGCGGCTGGCATGGAGTGGTTATTCAAAGAATTAGTCGAGAAATTCAAAGTCGACATGAATATCGCCATTGTCGCAGCTGGCTATATTACGATTGATAGCTTTCAACAAGGTGCTGATTTACCGAATAATGAACTAACTCAACGCAATCATATACTACGTGATGAAACTACAGGTGAATATTACCGCTGGGATGGTGATTTGCCGAAACAAGTCCCAGCGGGCTCAACTCCGCAATCAACAGGTGGTATTGGTAAGGGTGCGTGGGTTGGTGTTGGCGATGCTAGCCTGCGGTCTGATTTAATGACAGGTGGAACTGAAATTGTAAAAGATAAGGAAGGGAAAAATTTAGAGCAACGGTTCAATGATGCGGAAAAAAAAGCAAAGGAGGGGAAATACAGGACATTATCATCTGTACGCCTATTTGCTGAATTGCCATTGCAGCCTGAAGGGTATCAGGATTTAATAAATGAATATCATTACCAGTACATTTACCCGCAGGGGTTGTGCTTTTTTGATGATGACAATGAGCTTTACATCAACTGCTCTGGGGTCGGAGGTAGCAATGATTGGTCATGGATTTATGTTTACGACCGCAATTCAATGGCATTAAAGTCTATTTTCTCAGCGGGAAACACGAATGCAGAAGGGTTGTACGTCACAAGGATTGAAGGGCAAAAGTATTTGTTCATTCTTGAGTCTTATTCAGGCTCTGGTAATGGCACTACGGGGGTGTATAAATTACCTGATCAAGCTCAAGAAATTAACCAGCAAAGGCTCACTGCATATCGGGTCTGTCAGACAGGGCAGTATTTTCAACTTGGTGGGCTCAATAACCAATTGGTTATTGAAATCAATACAGGCACATCAGCTACTCAAGCTGTACAGCGGCGAACCAAATTCAATTATTTTGATGCGATTGATTTAATTACCAATGATGAGCCAAGGCCAATTGGAGCTGTATCTGTCGGGGTTAATTTAGAACGTGTAGGGAAAAGGCAAGGGGTTACATTAACGCCAGATGGTTTAATTATGGGATATGGTTCTTATATTCCGTATGGCACTCAACCCGAAGCCACTCATGTCTATGCTTTTAGAATGGCCAGTTTTACGGGGCGCGAAATAAAATCTTTCACCGCAGACCCCAACAATGTTTGTGATGTTTTAAATCCGCACCTTAGAAATAAAGCAACAAGGATGGAGAATGAGGGGGTTGCATACAGTGAATTTAATGGAGTAGGGCGACTTTTTTCATTGAATATCACAGGTAACTCTACTCAGCAAGGTGAATCAGTGGGTGGGCTGTTGGTGTTGGAGCAAAATGTATCACCATTCGATGAGGGTGTGATTGATATTGCTGATACAGCAAGCCTGATGGGATGTATTGATGAAAACAATGATACCACTATTCAGTTGCAAGACCGCCCATTTGACCGATTGCAAAATAAGCGCCTTGAGACGTTAGAGCAAATACTGGATAGGATGAATCGGGATAGCCAGCAAACCTATCGCTTTTATAACGGTTACGCTCCTTTTGTTAAAGATATTAACGGTGATGAAATCACTCCATCTTGTTCTGTCACCATTGAAAATATGAACTCTTATACCTATGTTGTGACTGTGTCGGGTAATCGGACGTTTTACCAAATGTTGATTACTGGTGACCGAGGGGGGCCATATACACAGCGGATGGGGACATTTATTCAGTCGCCAGAAACAACACCTCGACCAGAGTTTTTAAAGCGCCATTCTAGAGTCATGGGTGTCGATGGAAGTATATCTGAAAATATTTATACAAATAGTTCGGGTAGTTCAACAATATCTCGATTCTATACAGGAGATAATACAAACCCACAACTTTCAGGCTCTATCATCACTAACGGGGCAAATAAAACCACATCATTCAACACGACATCAGATGAACGCTTAAAAGATGATGGCGGTGAATATTCAGATGGTCTTAACAAAATAAAAGGGATAAAAGAAAATTCAGCAATAAGAAAATTTAAGTTCAAAGGTAGCGATATTGAACAATATGGATTCTTCGCGCAAAGGCTAGAAAAGGTGATCCCTTCGGCTGTTAGCTATGATGAGTCAACTGATACATATTTAGTAAGTTTGGCGTCGCTAGTTCCTGACTTAGTATCAGCTGTTATTGAATTAAGCGAAGAAATCAACAAGCTAAAAAGCAAGGTGTCCTAACTCTCCTTGTTATACTCATACCCTTGCGGGAATCGCTTACTCAATTCTCTGTAATAAACTAATCGCTCACGAAAGTACTCGCGTAAATGTTCGGGTTGTTGATTTTCGACTTCGATGTCAATAACCGGCTTGCCGAGTCTTTCACGATAAGCGACACCGGAAGCGGCTAAATCGACATTTACTTTGTCTTTATCTTCTTTTGAGAGTTCTGCGAGATTGTGCAT